AGTCAAAATTTCCGGGGCAACATAGCCCAAAACATCAACCCACTCGCAAATTAACGCCCGACTGTGACGATTAATTTTAAGTGTGTGACGATGAAAAGAGTTATCGACAATTGGATCGTCAAATTTCTCAACCTGAGAATGACTGATCAGGACGATGTTCAGTCCCAGTTCCCTGAGTCTGTCCATAGAATTAAGAAACTCAGTCCAGTATTTGAGGATCATTACATAACCCTTACCGAATCCCGGCTGCTCAATTGACGACCAGCCATTGTCTGTACAAGCAGCGTTAAATATTTTGCGTTCCAGCCAATCGATACTGTCGATCACTAGAGTATCTACGCCTAATATTTTAAACTCCTTGTATATATATCTCGCCGCATCCATCACATCAGCAAACGGGGCATCAACAAGATCAATCGACTGACAATCAATCTCACCTAACCCGCCTTCCATATCCATAAACAATCCATGTCTTGGCCATGTACTTTTTCCCGAACCATCGCTGCCATAAATACAGACACGCAATGGCCGCTTCTCTTTACCCTTCTTTATTACGACTGCCATGTTTGCACCTCCTCAAGTAGAGGGACTGTATCTTCCCCATTAGCATTCCCATTCGCCATATCGTGCAGTTTCTCGAACACGATCTTAAATTTTCGATCCTGTTCTGCAAGCTGCACTTCCATCTGCTTTTCCAAAGCAGCTACCTTCACGAACAACCCCTTATTTTCTTTTGCCCTTGGGGCTTCTTCCCAAACATCCAGACCCGCTGCGATCATCGCCTTACGGATACCGATGATGGTGCTTGGGGATATATCAAACCCAAGTGCAGTCCCGCAGACACGGGCAATTTTCTCTGGCTTCTTCCGATCCAGAATCTTGGTATTCTCCCTTAGAAAAGCATCAAGGATATACCCTTGTGTTTTATCTAATCGTATCTTCTTCATATCTCTCCTTATTTCATTATAGGATTGAGTTGACTTTGGTCTAGGGCATAACAATTGCCATAGCCAAAGTCTTTAAGGTTGCCTTCGTGAAGAAGGTCAACCGCCCACACCTCGCCCACTATGGAATAGGTGGGTATTTCCCCCACCACCAAGACATATTTATCTGGTGGTCTTTTAGCTTTCGCCAATGGGGCAATCAAATGTAAAGATTTACCAGCCCTATGCTTGGTAGTCTTCACATCGATCCTTACGCCCAACCGTGATACACAATCATACGTTGGCATCTCGGTTGGACTTGTTTCCAAATCGGGGTAGAGATTCATCAACTTACAATAGGCCAACTCTCCACCCATCCCTTCTACATCTGTTTGCTCAGTTGGCCGTGGCCCTGAAAACAAGTGCGGGGTTCCTTTGCCCCTGTTAAAATCCCACCGTTTCTTTGCCAAGTATTCGGCGAGCTTTTGTTCGTTCTCGTTCAGGGTTATTTCAAACAACTTTAAATGTACGGACTGAGGTTTCGTTGATATATTGCGAGGTGTCTTCGTGCTTAGACAGCGCAGCCTCGATAGCTTTATTATCTTTATTCTTCCGGGTAGAATTTTTCCACGTTATAAGATTCGTCCCCTCTGCTGTGACCAATATAGTGTGATCCTTGAGGTGGTTCATCAGGTCAGTCACTAGACCCTCACGCTCCCCACGCTTTGATTTTATTTCTTCATCAAGTTTCTTGACGGCAGCATGAAGCTGAATGGTCATTGGGTTAGCCAGCAGGGCAGCATCAACTTCGCCAAGGGGAAATTGTAGCAAAGCTTCCTCGCTGGTACGGGGTGGAGGATCAATACCCCCTTTAACATAGTCGTACCAGAACTTTTTCTCTTCCGTGATTAGTTCAGCAATACGTTCCTCGTTGCGCTTTATTTCGTAGACACGCATCTTATTCCCACCAATTAACACGGCACAGAATGCTTTCTCGTAGCCCGAACAATAGAGGTAGTGCAGGATTTGATAGTAGTAGGTTGGCGGTATCTCCTCAGTAAATTCCTTACCCCACGACTTGGCGTTGTATTCTCCTGTAGTCTTTACTTCCAGCAGCCAAGGTTTACCAACGATCTTTGCATCCAAGTGGCCGTGTGCTATGGGCCATTCCTTGGAGCGGAAGGTGCGGTTCAACATCTGAATTTTAAACCCCATGCGTTTTGCAAATTGTTTGGCAACCGTTCCCTCATGGGCTAGTCCCCACTCAACAGACTCCTTACTAGATATATCCTCCTCTGGAAGTTCCCCACGTTTTACCCTAGCTCTAGTCGTAGCGTTCTCAAAAGGATTCACACCCATGCAAATCCCGGCATCAGACCCGGTCATTCCTGACCTCCTTAACTCCTGATCTTGTTCCGGCTTTGCTGGAACACTCTTCAGTCTAAGTATGTTTTCCTGATCATCCACTAAATTCACTTGTCCTCCTTCTGCATCCCAAATATCTGTTTAAAATATGAGAAGAACGCCCGTCTTGCTGCCTTGTTTCTTGCCCTCTTCGCCTTGCGTATTGATGCAAGCAGTTCATAATTCTTCCGTTCTTCTGCGGCTTTATCTATTGTCATTATTACTCCCATACTGACCCTCTCTCTTTTAGGTTAATATTTAGATGTGCGCCAAGTGCTTTAGCCATTTCTTTTCTAGTGCGTATAGCTTCTTCCCCCATCGCAATCCGTTTACGCCGTGCATCCGCAGCGGCGTGGTGTTCATCGGCATAAAGCCGATGGTGTCCCGTGATTAACATATCAACGTATTCTGTCTCCATTCCCTATCTTTATCATAGGTTTGTCTGACCAGACCTTCCTTGCCTGAACATCATATATCATTCCATCATCGGCGGGGCGCAATATATCATATACAGATTTTTGAAGATTGTCAATGTCCATCCTCTTCGGTAACTGGTGTGGCTGCCCAATCATCTCCTTCTTTTTCTTTTTGCTCCAACTCTTAGGCATAGCGATGTGAAATTCCATGTGGATTATATCTCCTAGTTTAAAATCTTCAGCAGCAGCAGCGGCCCTTAACTTGTCAGCAAATTCCCAGTACCGGACAACACAAGGCCGCTTCTTCCAGCGGTCTGATCTTGTCATGCGGGGCTTGGCCACAATTGCCAGATCAATCCTGATCACCGTTACCACCATCCATGATGTGCAATTCGTACCCAAACCCCGACAACGTGGATAAATCCCAATCCCCGGAAACATCTATACTAGCACCCAATGCAAAATCCTCGCCTGTCATTCTCAGAAGGTTTGTTGACCCCACTCCGGGGACTCGACCATCCAACTGGTTAGCTAAAATTTTTACCTGCCCCCCACTGGTAAGGAACTTATTAATTTCATCCTGATAGTTTGATGAGGAGATATTTGTTACCTCATCAGAGAGTCTCTGAATTTCGGTGCGCCCCCTATAAGTCTGGCGTATAAAAAAATCCTTGTAGTGGACGGAGGATTTAACCTTTACCTTCGGCGATCTTCCCCGTTTCGCCACGGCAGTTATTTCCCTACGGCAAAGTTTGCCGCAACATTCTTGCCGGGTTGTTTTAGGTGTGTATTCTTTTTTGCAGTTAATGCAGAGTCTTGGGGGGAGAGGGGGGTGAAACTTGAGGTAGTGTTTCCGCTCATGTTCCTTGCGGAAAGAAGAGTAGCAGGAATTTGAACAATATCGACTGCGCTTACCTGTCAATAGTTCGCCGCAGTAGCAATACTTATGTATCTTTCTGGTCACTCCATTGACCATTCGTTTCATAATATCTCTCCAAAAAAACTGTTCTTACCTGTTCCCCCACATAATCTAACAAGTAGAAAAAAATGTCAAGGGTTTTTATTTTCTTTTTTTGTAAACGGAATTATACCACTTATTCCCTTCGTTCCAAGTCTTTCTTTCATCTTTAGTTAATGTCTTTACAAATGCATTCCATGTACCAGCCGGAATACGGGACTTAGGATTTGCTCTTTTAATACTTCTACTGATAGACTTTAATATTTTCCTTGGAACCCTCCCTGCCTTATTTAATCCACCTGAAAGTTCAACATATTTCATGTAGTATTTTCTAGCAGCATCCATATCCTGATACTTCATTGCCTGTTTGTAGTAGTACAGGGCGTTAGATTTTGTACTTGGCTTAAAACCTCCAACGTCATCCTTGCCCAGCTTGTCTCTCCAAGCACGAACCTTTTCCCAGTTCTTGTAGTACGCAGATTCGCCGGGGTCAGTAGAAGAGATTAACAGTTTGCTCCACTCCCCCAACCCTTTGTTTGGCTTGCCCGCCAGCTGCTTATATACTGTGCCAAGACTGAAGGCATTGGCAATATGCTCAAACCTGTCCCTGATTGGCCGGGGATTTAAAAAGTCAGGCCAATATGACTCCCCAGACAATTGTTCCATTGGGACTTTAAAGATTGGACTTACCCCTGCTGCAATCTTTAGCGCAGGAGCCTTGGCCATCTCTATAAGCTGGTCAGTAGGACTTTTGTTCCCCTTCCATAGATCGGCAATATCACTTGGTGCATCATGTAAAGATGCCCATGCCACAAAGTCTGAGAACGCCCCTTGGAACCTCAAGGTCTTTACCTCCCCGTCCCATGTTCCCAGAATAATGTGCAGCTGCTCACGTTCAAACTCCGAAAGTTTTTCTTCTTCATCAGGGAACATCATGTGGTTCCATGCTGACACCATAGTTGACATTGCCATCATTCTTGCAGCGAGTGCAGTCCCCTTCCAAGCGACTTGTTTCGCTGCCACTTTTGCCAGCTGCCCCTTAATATCCGTACCCTCCGCCTTTGCATTCTGCATAAGGCGGATATAACGTGGTGCATTAATTTCCATCCATGAATAGAACGGCATCAGGTGCGCTCGGATCGCCTGTCCAGCATGGGAGATATTACCGTAGTCTCCAATCAATTCACGGGCCAGCTTTGCTGCCTTCTGCTCCGGGTCAGTAATCTGGTCAATCTCCGTCTGCTTGGATGCAGCATATATTTTCTGGTCTGGATTATCTGCAATCTTTTTCTTAAAGTATCGCCACGCTGCTAGGCGAATAAGGTTTTCCCTGTAGGTAGTCCACTCCCTGAAAGACTTGGGAATATTCTTTCCCTTGTTCGTTATTTTTTCCAGAGTGTTGGAGGGTTTTGGATCGAACAGTCCCTCATACATTTTACTAAAGTCATCAACCTCAGTGATAACAAAACCACTATCAATAATCCCCTGCCGCCGTGCTTCATTTAACTCTGTAGATGTTTCTCCAGCCGGGTTTTCCTTTTCCCTATACAAGTCCAATACCGATTGTTTCATGCCCCCCATAATACCGGGTGCGTAGGCAATGGCTATGTCCAAGTCCCCACTCATGTTGTTCAAGTTGTACCTGAGAATCCTGAATGGATTGAGTAGTGTCCAGACCTTCCATCCCCGTATGCCCTTCCTTGCCCACAAAAAAGGCCATGCTTCATTCTCATTCTTTGTGGGTTTATTTAAAGTCTCCGCCAGTTCCTTGGGGATGATCCACTTTTCTTTAGCACCTTTTGCAAAAATCTTCTGTACCTTCGTAACTTCTGCGCCGCCTTCTTCCAGTATTTTCTGTGCCACCTTATCGGCGACTGAGTATGTCTGGTAGAAAACACCTTTGTCATTGGGTTCCCATACTACATACCCGTCAAAATCCTTAGATTCTTTTATTGCCTGTTCAAGGGATAATTCTCTCTGATTCTTATCCTTTCTCTCAGCATTTAATTCTGACCGTAGTTTTCTGGCAGCGGCCCCCCTATCATTTGCAACCTTAATCTTATTAAGGAGTCGCTTTGCTTCCAATTGCTGACGGGCCTGTGACAGCACCTCAAACTCAGCATCTAAATACTTGGTATTGTAGTCCTTAGTAGACCCTGTCCTAGCCTTCTGCCAACCCTTTTTAGTTTCCCGAATACCCGGTTTCTCCATAGAGGAAGTATACCCCGCATCTTCCATATTGAGATACTCAAGAACCTGATGGTGGAAGTATCTGTCATCCTCCGCTAACTCCTCACGTAGTAACCCTTCGGCCACCAACTCCTCACGCAACTCTTTCATAAAAGCAGTGCGGTCTTCTATGGATTTGTTAATGTCTGCGAGGGTAGAAGCATTTTCACTAACCTCCTTCGCTTGTCTCCGAAAATTAGCTAAGTCTGCCTTAATATCTTTAACACTCTTATATTTAAACGGCAATCCAACTTTTGGATCAAGCAGTCCTGACTCAATGTCTTTAATCATATCAGGAAGGATCAGGTTCATCGAGAAGACTAGCTGTTCCTTATCATTCATCTCCCCAATCACAGAGTAAACATCTGTGTATGCCTTGTGCTTGGCGTATGATCCTGTCTCCTGCATCAACCTGAGATAATCCGTAGTTAAGCCAAACTTCTTAGGGTCAAGCAGCTTGTGTGAACGGGTCATCTGATCCTTAATTGTAGTCGCAGCTTCCTTCGTTACATTCCAGATTGATTTTAGTGTACCAACTTTATCCTTGGGAGTCTTGCCGTGTGCAGCTGTGATAGCCTCAGTCACATCGGCGAATTTGGATTCGCCGATAGGTGTGTCTGTGGTAGGGGTTGTCTCTGGCTCTGAAGCCACAGAAAATTGAGGTTCCTTTTTAGCGGAAGGGTTAGTCTTCCCCTCCGCATGAAAATCCACTGCGGCCCTAGCAAGGGATGTTATATTCTCTGGGGAAAGAAACTCTCCTGATTCTAATTTACTAAAGGCGGATCGGCTTGCAAATTTTCTATACGCAGGAAGATTCTGGAACCATTTACGGATTAGGTTGTATATGCGTGAAACTAAATTACGGGTCTTGCTGCTAACCTCCTCCCCTTTTGCTTTCTTATCTTCAACGCTCTGAATTAGATATGCTAACTGTTCAGACTTTACCCTGTCTTTTGGTGTATTTTCAGGGACT